CGACTACTACACGCTGTGCGTAGAGTGCCTGCGATGTCCACGGAAGAATTCGTCGACACGTATACAGGTGCGAAGCGCAAGATGTATAGTCAGGTTGCTGAAGGTTTACTGGTGAAGCCATTGCGTCGCCAGGACGCCTACATCCAACCCTTCATCAAAGATGAGAAGACGAATCTCACTAGGAAGGATGACCCTTGTCCAAGGATCATTCAACCCAGGTCTGCAAGATTCAACGTTGAAATAGGAAAACACTTAAAACCAATGGAGAAGCCAATTTTTCGCGGCATAGCTGCGATATTTGGTAGCACGACAGTCATGAAAGGGTACAATGCTCATGATCGCGGGAGGATTTTGAAGACAAAGTGGGATAGGTTTAACAAGCCTTTTGCCATAATGTTGGATGCCTCTCGCTTTGATCAGCATTGTTCACGCGACATCATCGCATGGGAGCATCATGTTGAGGAGCGCATTGCTCTGGAGAGTAGAGATCTCCGGAAGCTAAATAGAATGCGCCAACCCAATAAGTGCTTTATACGAACCAATGATGGAGGGTATAAATATACTCTTAATGGCGTGAGGATGTCTGGTGACATGGACACAGCAATGGCAAATTGTATGACCATGTGCGCCATGACTTATTCTTTCATGGCATCCATAGGGATTTGCAAATATGAGTATGCAAATGACGGTGATGATGGAGTGCTTATTGTAGAGGGCGGGGATAGCTCACGTGTACTGGACACATTTAAGGCCTATTTTCTTAAGTTTGGTTTCACTATGAAGCTAGAGGGTACAACCTCCGTATTGGAGGAGATCGAGTTTTGCCAAGCTCATCCTGTTTGGGATGGTGAAGGCTATAGACTCGTTCGGGACCCACGAGTCTGTCTTGGAAAAGACAGTCTTTCCCTAAAAGGCAAGACTGACGTTCTTGTCATGTCCGAATTGCGGAGTTCCATAGGGTGGTGCGGCCTGTCCTTAGCGGGAGATATGCCAATATTTAATGAATTCTATCATTCCATGATTAGTCATTCAGAGCGGGCGCTCGAATACGATACTGGAATGAAGTTCTTAAGTAAAGGTATGACCCCTAAGTTCTCACAGCCATCCGACGAAACTCGCGTATCCTTCTACAAGGCATTTGACATAACACCTGATGCGCAATTGGCTATTGAAGCTGATATTAGGCAAACCTTATGTGATATAACTCGCCCGGCCGTGCTAGTGATGTCGTTATCGAATCACACATTTACATTATAACAATTACCTTCTCTAGACAACAATATAATAACAAACGTAAACACAATGACTAAAAATAAAGGAAAACGCAATGCCCGAGCAGGAGGCAACAATACTAAGGCTGTCAACTACACGGTTGGCAAGCCTACACGAAACAAGCGCGCTGCGGTTGGCTTTACTAGCTCTGCTAGTGATATTGAGCACGTTCATAGCTTGGCTAATCCTTTCGCAGCTTCTGCCAGAGGATCCAAATTACCTGATAGTGACTCAGCTAAAAGCGTCGCCATAAGTTTGGTTCAGCGGTTCACCCCTGACACCAATTCTGCTGGTACTTTTGGTCGATTCATTAAACCGTCTCTAGCTGAGGCCTATGTGCCGTGCACAATGACTGGTAGTGTCGTTACCACTGTAGGCACCCCAGTAGCTATCCCAGATTATGCTGCCATCGCTGCGGCATTTTCATCAGTACGTATCGTTTCGTGGGGGTGTAAGGTGTACTCAACCCTTGCACCCACTGCTCAATCTGGTTACTTCACCATGATCACAAATCCAAGTTTCATAGCTGGTGCTGATGGCGAAAGCGCTTTCTATGCTGAGACAAAGTCCTATCCTATTTCTGAGAAGTCAGTGCAATGGATATCCAAGCCAAAAGGCAACGATTACTTGGATTACCATGCAACTTCTTCCACATCTTTACCTTGGG